AAAAACAAGAAATCCTATATAGGATCTAGTAAAAATCTTTATGATAGATTACATCAACATTTTCATAATTTAAAATACAAAAAACATCATTCTTTACATCTTCAATCCTCATACAATAAATATGGGGAAGATGCATTTAATTTTAGTATTTTAGAATTATGTGAAGTTGAAGATTTAGAAATAAAAGAACAGTATTGGATAGATTTTTTAAAACCTACCTATAATAAACGACTAGATGCTACAAGAAATACAGGACTGCCGTGTTCAAAAGAAACAAAATTAAAAATTTCAAATACTTTAAAAGAAAAATATCAAAAAGGTATTATTACTACTTATAGACAAGATCATTTACAAATCAAAACTAATTTATATGATGCTATTACACATCAACTTATAGATTCTTTTAATAGTATTGCAGATGCTCTTAGATCTATAGGAGTTAATCACACTAAATCAATGGATAAGATAAAAGATAAAATTGTATATAATAAATACGTTTTTGTTTTTCAAGAAAACTTAGATATTGATCAATATATAAACTCTTTAAAAGTAAAAAAGAAATATTGGAGAAATAAGTTAAAATTCCTGGACCAGGATAAACCTATTTAAAATTGGAACCCCTTCAAATCATGGGCAATCAATTACGAACTATGTAAAAAGTATAATGTAACATAGACGTTTAACGACTAGTAGATAAGTAACTTAACTAATTCTACCACGAAATATAGGCACAGAAATGTGATGAGATAGTCTAAACTATGAAGATGATAAATTCATAGAATCAGAGGATAAAGAGCCTTTGAGATAATATAATTGTCGGGAAGACTAGAGTCGCCTTACGTGCCATAAAGTGGTTTCTTGCTAAGAATCCCACCTCAAAAGTAATGATTGTTGTGCCAACAACATATCTTAAAACCCAATGGGTTAAACTTTTAGAAGAGTGGAAGTTAGAGGGAGTTGAAATATGGGTTATCAATTCAGTCGTGAAAACAGAACATAAAATAGATTTTCTAGTATTAGATGAAATTCATTCATTTGCTAGTGATTTATTTGTTCAAGTTTTTAGAAAAGTAGACTATAAGATAATCATGGGTTTAACTGCTACAATAGAGAGACTTGATGGTAAAGAGACAATTCTTAAAAGATTTGCCCCAATATGTGCAGAAGTACCTATTTCTGAATGTATTGAAAATAAATGGTTAGCACCTTTTAGAGAGTATAAAGTTCTCTTAGATGTAGATCTCACTGAATATCAAAAATTAAATGTGGAATTTATTTCTCATTTTTCTTTCTTTGATTTTAACTTTGAGTTAGCTATGTCTATGCTAGGAAATATAATTAATAGAAGGAAATATGCTAAACAAAATAATTTAGAATACAAAGCAGTTGATTTACATGCGTTTGGGTTTAATCGTGCAATGCAGGCTAGGAAAAAGTTTATCTTTGACCATCCTTTTAAATCACAAATAGCCCAAGAAATTTTAGCTTTTAGACCAAATGCGAAAGCTATAACTTTCTCGCAAAGTATCCCAATGGCTGAGAGTATAGGAGTTGGATGGATTATTCATTCTAAGTTAACTGCTAAAAAAAGAACTAAAGTAGAAGATGAGTTTAATGTTGCAAAAACTGGAGTCCTAAATAGTATTCGTACTATAGAATTAGGAGCAGACATTCAGGATGTTAATCTTGCCATAATATTATGTGGTACTTCTTCTGCAATTAGTAGTTATCAAAGAAAAGGAAGGGCAATTCGACTTGAAGGAGATAAAACTTCTGAGATTTTTCACCTTGTTCTAAGGGGAACTGTCGAGGAAGAGTGGTTCCGAAAAGCCTCTAAAGGTGCAGACATTATCACAATAGATGAGGAACAACTTAAAACTGTTTTAAATCATGGAGATATTGAAGAAAAGGAACACAAAGAGAATAAATTTTTATTTAGATTTTAAAATAAATGAGTACCGATCAAGCAATTGCAGCAATAGAAGTTCTTACAAAACTTTTATCTGCAAACATTTTCTTTAAGGATGAAACTTACGAAAGAATCATAAAAAAATTAGATTATTTACTGGATTTACTTTGAGAAATCAAATTAATTTCTTAACTTTAACTTCTTACATCAAGAAATAATGGCAGAATATAAACAATATAGACGTAAAGGGCTCTCAGAAATGAAAGCATATACGCCTGGGGATGATCTAACTGGAGTTAGTATATCAGATGCGGATAAATTGTTACCCTCGTTAGAGGGCGGGTATATTGCACGTAATCCAAAAAATCATAATGATTTATGGTACGTAGCAAAAGCATATCACGATGATAATTTAGAAGCAGTGGATTAATGATAGTAGAGTGCCCAAATTGTAAAAACTCGTTGAGAGTTAAAAAAGTAGATGATGAATTTATATGTTATAAATGTGGAACCATAATTTCTGGGGAAACTGTTACACAAATAGGTGTAACTAACTATAAATTCAAAGATGATGACCAAGAGTACATCATTGTATTTAATGATGCAGAAGACTTACAAGAGTTTATGAAAATTGCTGAGGAAACAAAAGCAGGTTATAAACTATGTAAGATTACTACACCAACAGGAACTACAAAGATTGTATGAATAAATTAAAGCTTGAACTAAATAAAGAACTAGATGTAATGGTGGAACTGCAAATATCCGCTGAAGAGTGGCTGTTTATCCAGTTATTATACCTCTGTGAAGAAGGTGATACAGATAGTTTATTTAGATATTTTACTCAAGCAAAAAAAGATAGTATTCCCAAGGCGACTTTACAATCGCTTCAAGACAAAGGAATTATTAATCCTACTTATAAAATACCTGCAGAAGGAGAACGTTTTGATCCAACCAAGATAAAATTAACTGATAAATTCAGTAAAAAATACTTTAAAGTATCTGGTGAAATGGGTTTAGAACTTCTTCAAGCTTATCCTTTATTTATTACTTCTGGTAATAGATCTTTTCCAATGAAAAACATAGCTAAACAATTTAAAAGTTTAGAAGATTTCTCATTCATGTACGCCAAAGCCATTCGGTTTAGTCGTTTAAAGCATGAGGAGATTCTCTCAATTATAGAGTGGGCCAAAGAGAATGATCTTATTCAATTTGGTTTATCAGAATTTGTGATTTCAAGAAAATGGGATGATTTAGGAAAACTTAAATCTGGTGAACTTTCAGTAAACTTTGTACGAACTTTTGATAATTCAGAGTTAATATGAGTTATGCTGATAAGTTATTAGTAGAAGTAAATAGAGGAAAAGAAGGGTTAAATATAGGTATCTCTATGGGATTACCTAGACTAGAAGAACATATCTACGGATTAACTAAAGAAACTTATACAGTACTCTTTGGTAATACCGGTGGTGGAAAGACTTCAGTAGCCCTATATGCTTATATCTATAGACCTTTAATGGAGATGATTAAAGAGAAGAAAGATTTTAAAATAATCTATTTTTCTCTGGAAATGACTGGAGTTATGTTACTTGCTAAATTAGCGAGTATTTATATTCTAGAAACTTATGGAATTCAAATCGGATATAAAGAGATTTTTTCTAAAAAAACAAGAATCTCTGAGGATCACTATAAATTAGTAGTGGATGCCATTAAATGGACAAAGACTATTGAGGAATATTTTATTATTTATGATAAAACATTAAGCTCTAAAAGTTTATATTCCTTTTTAAAAAGTCATGCCGAGGATGAAGGAACATTTGAAATAGTTGGGAATTCTGAATTTTATGTCCCTAATAATCCAGAACAGATTAGATTGATTGTCACAGATCATATTGGACTAGTTCGTAGGACAGATGGGAGAACCAAAAAAGAAGAGATTGACTTATGTTCATCTTATCTTCTATGGTTTAGGAATAAATGTAAGTATGCTATTTTAGTATTGATGCAAGTAAATAGAGGTCAGAATGCTATGGACAGGAGATCAGCAAATTTATTAGAGCCGACACTTGAGGATATCAAGGATACTGGGGCTCCAAGTGAAGATGCTGAGATAGTTATTGGGATTTTTAATCCTTTTAAAGAAAAACTCATGAAACATAGAAGCTATGATATTAAACAACTTCGAGATAATGTCAGATTTCTGTGCCTTCTAAAAAATAGATACGGAGAAGTACAAAAAGTTATTCCAATATCTTTCTACGGGAAAGTAAATTATGTCAAGGAACTTCCAGAATTAAATGGAGAAAATGACGATTCAAACTTGGATTATTCCATCTTTAACAACCCTTTATGGGTTGAGGACAACATATCACAAACAACAGCTGAGAAGCCTATGTTTGTAATGTAAAGTTAAACAATTCAGAGCAAACACCACATAAAAAGATGGCTCTGCCCATTGACTTGAATATTATTCAAGTCCGTGTTTAACTAATAAAATTATTACAATGGCAAGATTAATTGCAGTAGGGGGCGCTAGTTCGTCAGGTAAATCAAGTAGCATCGTTAATTTGAATCCAAAAGAAACTTTTATCTTTAGTGTGGCAAATAAACCACTTCCTTTTAAAGGATCTAAGAAAAAATATACCAATTTTCTTCAAAATAAAGAAACTGGTAATCTTTTGAATACCGCGAATCCTGAGTCTATTACAAAAGTGTTGAACTTTATCAACACAAAACGACCTGAAATTCTAAATGTGATTATTGATGATATGCAGTATGTAACTGTATTTGAAACATTTTCAAGAAGTGCAGAAAAAGGTTTTGAAAAATGGAGCCAAATTGCTTCCAATTTTTATAATATCGTTGCAGCAGCAAAAGATATGAGGGATGACCTCAATCTAATTTTCATGATGCATACTGATACAGATGAAGTTGAGGCATTAGGTACCGCAAAAATTACTTTAAAAACTGGATCAAAGTCAATTAAGAACAACCTAGTGTTGGAGGGATTGATGACTTATGTATTCATAACTGAAGTAACAACAGATGAAGCTGGAGTGTCTAAATACGAATTTATTACCAACGATGGTATGAAGAGTGTTGCAAAGACTCCAAGAGGATGCTTCGATGAAAAAAGAATTCCTAATGATTTAGCTTTAGTCCTTGAAAAGATTAAAGTTTATGAAGAAGACGAAGACTAATGAAAATAGTAATCGACTTTGATCCGATTTTACAAGAAGTAGTATCGGTTACCGTAGGTGATGTAATAAAAAACATTAAAGGTAAAAAACAGATAAACGAGAAGTTACAACTAACACTCGAAAGTAATAAGATAGTCTTATCTCCTAAACTTGTAGAACTTCTACAGGTTAAGGAAGGAGATAGATTAGTCGTTAGATATAAGGATGATGGTGGATTTATTCAACCTTTTTTAGCTCCGGCTAAAATCTTCTCAGAAGAAGGTGGGAATAAATTAACGAAAACATCAACCGTGTCCTTTAGAGGAGATCAGCAGACTAGTTTAGCACGTTTTGGCAATATCTTTGAAATAGAAGATATGAAGGACGGAAGTGTTAAACTAGTAGTTACCAATAAGGTACAAGAAGCTCTCCCTAAGATGTCACAAGAGACGCTGGATATTATCGCCACTATTGGCGGTGATACATCATTGGTCCCAGCAAATTTTATAATTAATTAAGCATAATGGCAGGATTTAATATTGATAACAGTGTAAATACAAGCACTGGCAAACCTCTTTTAGAAGGTTTTAAAATACATGACGTAGAATTAAAAAACGTTGAAAAAGGTGAGTTTAAAAATGGTGAATTCAAGGTAATTGTTTGTACTTTCGAGAATGAACATGGTCAATTTAGACATACTATATTTGAACCAAAACCAGAGGATTACAAAAGAACTACATCTCAGTATGGCGAAAACCCTTCAAGAGTAGAAATCATTTTAGATACATTCAAACAATTAAC